GTATAACAGTACTTTGTACACTCGTTGGGAAAAGGGGGCGAATATACTTTTAATCATGACTCGGTGGCATAAGGATGACTTGGCCGGTCGATTGATTGAAGGAATGAAGGAGCCTGGCTCGGATCAGTGGGAAATTATCGAACTGCCGGCGATTAACATTCATGGTCCCAATAGTTACGATCCTCGGCAGGTTGGGGAGGCACTTTGGCCAGATAAGTTTCCGGTTGAGCGACTAAATGTGATTCGTAAGCAACTTGGTAGCCGTAACTGGTCAAGTCTTTATCAATCATCTCCAATAATAGTTGGTGGTAATATTATCAAGGAGGATTGGATTCAGTATTATGATAAGCTTCCGTTTGATTTGACTAATCATCGTAGTCATCGTTTAATCACTTCATGGGATTTAAGTTTTAAAGAGACTGGAAAAAGTTATGTCGTCGGTGTCGTTCTTGCGAAGCATGGTTGTAATTTCTATCTTATTGATATTTATCGAAAAAAGGCAGGTATGGGAGAGAGTTTGCGTGCGATTCAAGCAATGGCTAAGAAGTACCCTAAGTGTCGTAGTATTTTGGTTGAAGATAAGGCTAATGGTTCGGGTGTCATTGATTTACTGCGAGGTAAAGTACCTATTACGCCGGTTACTCCGGAAGTAAGTAAGGATGAGCGTTTGCATAGTGTTGAGCCGATATTCGAGGCTGGTAATTTTTTCTTGCCGGTGGCTCATCCTGAGCGAGACAATATTGTGCAGGAGTTAATCTCATTCCCAATGAGTGTAACAGATGATATTGTTGATGCAATATCTCAGGGATTAAATAAGTTTATGACCTTAAGTGGTTTGGATAGATTACGTGCTTCAACGAGGTGGAAATGAAGTTAATTAAGAGTAAGGATGCTTGGGCAAATATTGCAACTGGCCTTGGTACTAAAAAGGATAAGAGTACCTACAGTGAAGTAATGATGTGGGAAAGAATCAGCAGGGATGTTTGTGAGAGTTTATTTTCGACTGATGAGATTGCCAAAAAGGCTGCAAATTTGGTTCCCTATGATGCAACTCGTGAGGGTGTTACTTGGAATATGGGCGAGGAGCCAGCAAGTCAGGAAGTGATTGACTATATTGATGGCGAGTTTAACCGATTGGAGCTTTGGCCAAAGTTATCCTGGGCATGGACTTTGGCTCGAGTGTATGGTGGATCTTTAATTTATCTTGCGGTAAAAGGCGGCGGTACTAACTTGGCAAGTGAGTTACGTCCGGAGCGAGTAATTTCGATTGAGAATCTTTATGTATTTGATCGTTACGAGGTTAGTGTTCATGATGAGGATATTGACACGGACTTGAGTTCGCCAACTTTCGGCAAGCCTTTATTTTATAGATTTAAGAATAATTATGAGATTTCCGGCAGCGAGGAAGTAAAGATTCATCACAGTAGGTTCCTTCGTTTCGATGGTGTTCCATTGCCGACTCGTTTGTATAAGCGTAACGGTTACTGGCATGATAGTTTATATAAGAGTTTATACACTGCGATTCGTAATTATGGTGTTACTCACGATTCAATTGCGGTTACTTTGCAGGAGTTCAATCAGCCGGTTTTTCGTTTGGATGGTTTAACGGATGCGGTTGATGGTGATGAGAGTGAGTTAGTAATAAAGAAGCTTGAGCTTGTAAATTTGATGCGTTCAGTTGCTCGTGCGGTTATACTGGATAAGGAGGATGAGTTTGAAAATGCTGCAACGAATACAACTGGTGCTAAAGAATTGGTTGATCTCACGGTACAAAGACTCGTCGCTGGGATTGATGTTCCCCATACTCGTTTACTTGGTAATTCTCCTACTGGCCTTGGTGGTACAGGCATGAGTGAGTTAATAAATTATTATGATAATGTAAAAGCTCAACAAAAGGTTTATTTGCGTGAGCCAATAGATTTGATAAAGGACTTAATTTTCAATCAGAACGAGAGTCCAGATTCGCCGGAGAATTTGAATTTTGTCTTTAATCCGTTATTCCAACTTGATCGTGAAAAAGAGAGTCGTTCTCGCCAGATTCAGGCGGATATTGATGAGACTTATATTAAGACTGGCGTATTATCACCTGAAGAAATCACGCAGAGTAGGTTCGGAACTGGTAGGTATTCATATGAGACTATTCTCGATGACGATGCAGGTGATAGACTTTCTTCAGAAGAGAAAGCTTTTGAACTTAATGCTGCTGCTGGTGATATGACTGCGAAAGCTGCTGCCAATGGTAGTTCGGGTGAAGGTGCTAGTAAGAAGCAAGTTGGTGGGAAGCGTTTAAAACCAGGTGATGAATATAACCCCGAGTACGTAGATAAATAGGTTGAGACTAAAAGTGTGTTACTATATACTTAGACAAAACTAGTTTGGAATAAAAATGAATAATTCTGATTTTATTAAATTCAATACGGATGAGATAGAAACCCAGCCTAATGGTTATTTGTCGCTTTTAGCAACAATAACTCGTACGGGTGTGTTTACTTATCAGTATATGAACGAACTTGGAGAGATGGTGACTGTAAAACAGTTAAGACATCCAGATGATGTTTTTGAGCCTGGTTCGTTACAGTCCTTAATGGGAATCCCCCTTACCAATGAGCATCCTCATGAATTTCTTGAGCCTGAGAATAGTGCCAATAAAGTTGTCGGTATGGCTTCGGATAGACCGAAAGAAATTACTCTTGACGGAAATCCTGAGAAGTTCTTACGGCAGCAGGTTACTATTTTCGATCCGGATACGATCGAGGATGTATTGTCTGGTCATAAAAGAGAGTTAAGTTTAGGTTATACTTTAGATCACGATGCAACCCCTGGCGTTTGGAATGGCGAGCATTATGATGTTCGTCAGAAGAACATTCGTTATAATCACTTGAGTGTAGTGAAGAAGGCTCGTGGTGGTCCGTTATGTAAGTTTAATTTAGACTCTGAAGAAATCAATGTGGATGGATTCTGTACAGATGATGTCCTTAATTTTAATACTATCAAAGGAGAAGATATGATCTTCAACAAAGATGGAAAAGAGTATAAGGTTGAGGACGATATTCATGCCTTACTTACTGCTCTTGAAACTGAGAAGAAAGAGGCAGTTGATGCTGTTTCTAAAGAGTTGACTGAGCTTAAGGCGAATTTTGATGCGCTTCAAGCTAAGGTCGATCTTGGCGAAAAGTCCAAAGCGACTGACGCAGCTAAGGAAGAGTTCCGTAAAGCGGTTGCAGCTAGAGTAAAGCTTGAGCGTGAAGCTTCTGATTTACTAGGCAGCGAGTCAATGGATGGCTTCAGCGACCGTGAAATTAAAGAGAGAGTAATTGCTAAGTCTAGTAAAGTATCTCTTGATGGTAAGTCTGATGCTTATGTTGATGCTGCTTTTGATTTGATTGTTGAGAATGGTGTTTCTGACACAAATTTCGGCAAGACAGTAGCCAGCCAAACAGATGATACATCAGATGTAAACATTGTTGAGGCAGCTAGAAAGAAAGCAATGGAGAAAGCTTTAAACCAATGGAAGGGTGAATAAGATGCAACTAGAGTATAACAAAGAGCCTGCGGTAGCATTACAAGGTATGATGGCAGAGCCGATGGCTCCATTCAGAAATGTTTCAAGAATCGCAGAAGAAGATATTGACTACGGACTTGCAGTAAAAGCAGGTACTGATCCAGTTAAACAAGCTTTGCTTTGTGCAGCAGCGGCAGATTTCATTGGTTTCGCAGTAATGAGCGATAACAGAGAGATGCAAAAGACTGGTGTAGTTACAAGTTTAGCAGATGCCAGTGGTGACAGACAAGCTTACGGTGATGGTTTCTCTTCTAAGACTGCACTTGGTGAAGTATTTGCAGGCGCAACTATCAAGGAATTTGAGCAATTTTCAGTAATGCAAGAAGGTACAATTTGGGTTCCTTCAGGTGCAGCGATCACTGGTGGTGTTGGTGATGAGCTAGAAGTAGATGCTGCTGGTAAAGTTATTGATATTACAGATCCTGCGACTTCAACTGGCGCAAGATATAAAATATTCATTGTTGAGATGCCAACTGCTGTCGGTGCAGCGGATGTTTTACTAAAAGTTAGGGTTTCTGGCCCACAAGGAGCATAATATGACTTTCAAGAATAAAGATGCTGGCCTTACAATGTTCTTCGAGAAAGAACTAGAATATGCCCTAGCACGTAGTTACGATGTAGTTTACCCAGAGTTAACTGCAAGAATGATGTTCCCAGTTTCTATGGAAGTAGATTCTGGTGCAGAATCAATAACTTACCAACAATATGACCATGTCGGTGTGGCTAAGCTGATTCATGCTTACGCATCGGATTTACCAAGTGTTGAAGTGACTGGTAAAGAGTTCATGGCTAAGATTTGGTCACAAGGTATTTCATTCAACTATTCATTCCAGGATGTGCGTGCAGCGCAGTATGCTGGTAAGAGTTTGAATGACCGTAAGGCTAAAGCAGCTCGTAGACAATTACTTGCGCTAGAAAATAAGATTGCATGGCATGGTGATGAAGAAGCAGGTATTCCAAGTTTCCTTCAGCATCCAAACATACTTTCTGTAACTTCTACTGACACTTGGACTGATGCTGATAAGATTCTTGCAGCGTTAGAAAAAGCTGTTAAGTTCCAAAGAGACATGACAAGAGGCAACGAGTCAGCAAATATTTTAGTATTACCAGATGACTATTATGTTTTAATGGCAACTACTAGATATAATACTTACAGTGATGCTTCATTGTTAGATTACGTTCTACAAAAATTCCCATTCATCGAGCAAGTAGTTTCTTCTTACGAATGTAAGGGTGGCGGACCTTCTGGTAAGGATTGTGCGATTCTTTACAGAAAAGATCCAGAGAAGCTAGTACTTGAAATCCCTCAAGATATTGAGTTCTTTGAAGCTCAACAAGATGGATTCATGTACAAAGTTCCTGCACATGCAAGAACTGCTGGTGTAATGGTATTTGCACCATACTCTATCGTTAGAATTGATGGTTTAGAAGCTTAAGAGGTTATTTATGTTACTAGAATACACACGCCCGAACATTCATTTGTTTGGAGATTTAGTTTTAAAACCTGGTATGAATAGTGTTTCTGATGCGACTGTAAAGGGTTTTAACACTCATTTAAAGAAGTGTTATGAAGATCTACTCGACCAGGGTGTAATAATTGAGCATAAGAAGAATGTTCGATTAACTAAGCGCATTATAGAATCAACTGCGGATTTAGAAACTCTAAATTCTTGGCTTGCAGATGATACGGTTAGTGCAAAAATGAAGAAGGTAGTAGCTGCGCATGTTGCAGATATTACTTCCGTAGCAGAAGAAGTAGAAGAGGTAGTATAATGGCTAGCCAAGAGATGCTTGACAGTGTAACAGCAGAGTATGTGAACTTATTGACTTATAATAAGTATACTTCACGTACCGCTAATACTAGTGAGTTTGATGAAGTCAAAGACATGATGTCTGTCTATATCAACTCAGGGATTGGTGCGAAAAAGTTCAAACACGGTCTGGCACTCTTGGTGGCTCATTACTATGCTTTAGATGATGTCACTGCTCCTGACTTAGGTGAGGATGGTAGTGACATCACTAAAGGTCCAATTACTAAAGAAAAGGCTGGTGATGTTGAGAAAATGTACGATACTACCAATAAGTCTACCATTAGTGATGATATGCAATATAAAGAATGGCTAAGGCTTACAGTTTACGGTCGAGAGTATATTTGGCTAATGCGAACAGTAAGGTCAACTCCGAGGGTAACATGAGCGTAGTACCTTTTCTTACAGATACAGTAGTTGTTAAGTATTTTGCTGACGGCGATTACGATAGTAGTGGTCGTTACGTAAAGGGTGCATCTACTTCCACAACTTATAAGTCATGCGTTTTACCTGCGAGTCCAGAAGAGATTCAGCGTTTACCGGAAGGTTTTCGTTCCCAAAAGGTATTAAAGATGTACTTTGACTTTGATACTGACATTACCTTGTTGGTAAATAATGACGAAACTAATCCAAGTGAGATTGAGTTCGAGGGTGAAACTTATGCTATAATATCCTCAAAGCGTTATAATAAGATTATTCCGCATTGGTGTGTTTTTGTAGTGGAGAAGAATCCAACGTGAGGTGATCCAGATGTTTGACATTGAAATATCTTTAAAGCCAAACAAAAAGAATTTAGCCTTTATTGATGATATGCTGAATAGACTCCACATGGTTAATGTTGGAGTTTTTGCAAAAGAAGAAAAAAGAAAATGGAAACGAAGTCAGCATACAAAACTTTGGCATCCTTCAGAAAAAGACACGCTCATTGGGGTTGCTCACCGTCATGAATTTGGCCTTGGTGTGCCTCAGCGAAGTTTCTTGCGTGCAACTTACCATAAGAAATTAAGACCTATCCGATTAAGATTAAGGGTAGGTTTTGAAAAAGCGATTAAAAAAAGACAAATAAGGTATGTCTCGGCAGGGTTTATTGTCGCCGGTAGATATGCTGCTGCTCAAGTCCAGCGTAGATTCTTCCTGGGTGACTTTAAGGCACTTAGTCCTAAAACTCGACCAGATGATGAGTTCCGCCAACCGTTATGGGATACTGCTCAACTAGCACACTCCATAGACTATGAGTACTTAAATATGAGAAAGTTGAACTAATGACTGTACCAATTACCGATGTCGAAGATAATATACGCACTGCGCTCCTAGAGGCTGGTACTAACACTAGAGTAATCTTTGTTGCGCCTAACGCACCTAGACCTGAACTGCCTTACACTATGATTGAATATTTGGCAGCAAGAGAGCCAGGCAATGTTTTCGATTGGACTTGCTTCGATGAGGACTCTGAGATCAACAGACTCTATGGTCGTAGAGTTTTAGTCTTTACTATTAAGTGTTTCGGTGAAAATAGTATTGATGAAGCTAATCAACTAAAGGCTGCTTTTAGTTTGACTTTAATGTCACAAGCCTTGGAGGCTAACGGTTTGGTTTCTATGGCACTTCAAGATGCAGGCGCAGTTGATTATGCTTATGTTTTAAGAGATGATACCTATGAAAAGCAAGCTTTTTTTGACATAATACTGAATGTAGTCCTTGAAGACGGAACGTCTACTGAAGATACTGGCTTCTTTGACACTATTAACGACCCATCATGGTCCAATTTTGATGATAATTTATAGGAGAGAAGTTCATGCCAGCAATGAATGAGATTATTAGTATAAGCGTTAGTGTATCTTCGACATCGGTTACTCGCCAAGGTTTCGGCAGTATTATGATTGTCGGTGATGAAACAATGGTTGATACGGCTGTATTTACTTCACAGTATATGGTTAGATCTTACACTTCAGCAGCATCAGTAGGTACTGAGTGTAGTGGTGATTTAAAAGATATGATTAATATGGCTTTTGCACAGTCTCCAGGTATTACCGAGGTTTACGTAGCTTACGTTGACACTTCTGGTTCAGGCACAGGTATCCTAAGTACTGACCTAGACGAAATAGCTGCACTTAACAGTGACTGGTTCGGTTATTGTTCTACGTTTAACACTGATGCAGATATTGTTACGCAGGCTACATGGTGTGCAGGTAACAAAAAATTTGGTTCTTTCTTAAAAGAAAACTCTAGTAATCCTAACGCAAATAGTGATTACGCAATCCTATGGCATACAAAAGCAACAGACGCTACTAAGTGGGTTAATGTTGCTTGGTTATCTAATGTACTTGCACTAACTCCAGGTTCTTACACTGGTGCTTTCAGACAATTACAATCGGCTTCTCCTAATACATACACAAAAACTGAAGAAGATGCGTTAAGAGCTTCAGCGATTAACCAATATTCAAGAGTAGGTGGAGTTCCAATAACTTGGAACGGTATAACAAGTACTGGTACTGAAGGCCACTACGCTGATTTATATATCGGTGCTTTATACTTAGAAATCCGTATGCAAGAAGATCTTGTCAACTTACTGGTAAATAATCCAAAAGTAGCATATACAAACGATGGATTGGCTCAAGTTCAAGCTGTTATGAATCAAAGGTTGGATCAATCTACTACTGAGGGATATTTAGATCCTAATGTTCCGTACTCAGTTAGTATGCCATCAATAGAAGGTATAAACCGTGCAGATAGAAACTTATCAGGAATAACATTCCAAGCAACTGCATCAGGTGCGATCCAAAGCATGGAAATCCAAGGTACAGTAGACGCAACTTAGAGGTTTAAATGTCAAGATTATATACTTTTAATCCAAAGAAAGTTACGGTCAATGTCGCCTTCAGAGATATCGAAGGCTTCGTTGATGGTACTTTTGTATCAATGAAACTACGACAGCCTTCATGGAGACTAGTAACTGGAGTAAATGGAGAGTCTGTTCGTGTTCGTAACAAGGATACAAGCGGTGTAATCACATTGACTTTAGCTCAAAGTAGTCCTTCAAATGCCTTTTTAAGCATCCTTGCAACAATAGATAACTATTTATCTATTGGATTATTTCCGGTGCTTATTTCAGATACTAACGGCAGCGATGGTAAAGGGCTTATAAATTGGGATGCAAATCCTATGGATGCTAATACTAAGGCTTTTTCGCCTAAGTGTTATATAAGGAAGTTACCAGACGTTAATATTTCAAATAAGATGGAGGTAGTTAGGTGGGAGATTGTCTGTAGTTCATTATTCTATTTTGTAGGTGGTGCTGAAGAGTATGATGTTATGGATATTCATGACTTTAACCGAGCCAAAGCTAAGGTAACTGGCGAGGGTAGTAGTGATGGATCGGATAAGATTTCAGTTAGTAATAGTAATAATCCAACTAGGCCAGAGCCTCAGTGGAGTTAGATAGAAAGGGAAGAGATGAGTACTAAATTATATGCTTTTGATCCTAAGCAGGTTTCTGTAACAGTAATGGGACAGCAAATTGTAGGATTCGGTGAAGAGAAAGTAACAGTTGAAAGAGCAAATCCAGGTTGGGAATTGACTGTAGGTGCAGATGGTGATGCTACTCGTGTTAAGAGTAACGACTTATCAGGTACAATTACAATAACTCTTCAACAAACTAGTCCAAGTAATAACTTACTAAGTACATTATTTGAAATTGATGACCAAGATGATACTGGTGTAGTTAATTGTTTGATTAAAGATGATAAAGGTTTTACTTACGTAGAAGCTAAAAAAGCTTACGTAGAGAAGCTACCTGAAGCTTCTTTTGCTAAAACTCATAGCGATAGGGTTTGGGTTCTACGTTGTCATAACCTAACATACTTCTTAGGTGGTAACTTCGAGCAACTTTGTCGTACAGGTTACGATTCAAATGCTTCCAAAGCTCCAGTTCCAAACGTGTCTCAAAACCAAGGCTTTGAGAAACAAGGTTATTACACTAGTCAAGGTTACGATCAGCAAAAGATACCTTACGAGTGAACTCCACTCTCGGATGAAGAGAGTGAATTATTAAATTCAGTTTTATAGGGAGAAGACACACATGGATTACATTGAAATTGAAATCGAAGGCAAGCAAATTAAGATTCAAAAGTTTGGTGCGATTGAGGGTTGGAAGATCCTTCGTCGTATCACTGCGGTTGTTGGACCTACCATTGAAAAAGGTTTAATGGATGTTAACGGTGCAGTAGAATCTTTATTCCAGCGTCTACCGGAGCAGGAGTTAATTTCTCTTCTAAAGAGACTAACAACTTATGTTTGGATTAACGGTGAGCAATGCAAGTTTGAGATACATATGAAAGTAGGTAGCTTTTCTTTTGACGTTTTGAAAGAGGTTCTTAAGTTAAATTTTGAAGATTTTTTTCTCAAGGCGAAGGAAGCAATCGCAGGTTCATTAGTGAGCGCAGAGATTCCGCAAGAGATTCCGGAGCCGTAGAAATAGCACCCGGGGTAACTATCGGGGGTGGTCCAACCACTCCTGGTGATGACTTCACAATGAAGGCGGATCTTTTTATTTGGCGACCTATTGTTGCAAAGCTACTTCGCTACTCAGATTTAGAGAAGATGTCAGTCGGTGATCTCCTTGATGCGCACGAAGTTTTAGACATTCAAGAACACATGAAAGAGAAAGAGCTGAAGGCACTAGAGAGAAGGAGGTTCACAAAGCATGGCTGAATATACTGGTAGTCGAACAAGTGGAAACAGTCACGTAATAGACTCTTACGTAATTAGTATCCACACTAAAGGTACAAAAAAAGCTGAAAAGGAGATTAAGAACTTCCAACAAAGGATTCTTGATCTTCAAAAGAAAGCTGCAAAGAAGCGTAAAGAAGCTTTTGAATCTCAGTTTGCCAGTGTAACCGATTGGAAAAACATCGGTGCGTTCATTGGTAAAAACATTTCTGCCGGTTTAAGACTAGGACTGGGTAAGGCTGTTGAGACAGTAACTTGGTTTATGGGTAAGATCCATAGTGTAGTTATGACAATGTTCAAGGGTATTGGAGTTGCACTAGTTGGTTCTATTCTTGGTTCCTTAAAAGCAGCAGCGACTTACACTAAGCAGCAAGTAAAGTTCAATGCTTTAATGAAAGATAAGCAAGGCCGTGCTAGGAATCCTGCCACTGGTGGGATGTACGGTGAAGAGTTCATGGATGAACTTTATCGCTTCTCGATCGGTCAGCATCCAAGTGGTAAGAAATCTTCTCAAAGTTACTTAGATAACCTACAAGTTGCAGGTACTTTAAAGGCAGCAGGTTTACCAAAAGATAAAGTAATTCCGCTACTAAGTGGACTATCCGATTTATATAGTGCTGATCCTGATGCTTTCAAAAGACAGGGTACTAACTTTGCTCAAATCATAGCAGCCGATCGTGCATACGGTACGGATGTTAGACAGATCGCACAGACTGGTATTCCGATCTTTGGTGCGCTTGCAAAAGTACTAAAAGTAAATGCTAATGTTGTTAAGGATGAGATTGCAAAAGGTGCAGTTACTAAGGGTGTAATCATCCAAGCGGTAGAAGAATTGACTGGTCCTGGCGGTCCCTTGCATGGATTATCCGCTGATACTCTAGCAAGTACACTTGGTCAAGCAGCAGTTTCACAAACAGTTGCATGGAATAGTGGTGCATTACTTGCGAAACCAACCTTTGACAATCTGACAATGATTCTGGATGCGTTTAATAATACTCTTATTGAACTTGAGCCTGCCTTCAAAGAAATCGGTAATCTATTCGGTGATGAAACTCGTAAGACTTTCCGTTTGCTAGTTGATGCTTTCAATAGTGTTGATTTTAAAGACTCTATCAACAGACTGAAAGAGACTATTAATATATGGGGTTCCCGTACACGCTTCATAATTTCCGATATTACTGGAGTCGGAATTAAAGGACTGGATACACAAACTATAAAAAACCAAGCAAAGATCGCTTATGAACTATTAGGTAATGCGCTTGGTAGAGCTTATAAAATTGCTTTTTCCTTTATTTGGAATACAGCAAAAGGTCCTATTATGGCAGTACTAAAGGAAGTAGGGGTAGAGATCGCAAAAGGTTTTCACGATCACATGACAGATAAGCCTAAAACTATGACTGGTCCAACTAAGACTACTTGGAGCTTTTGGAATATGGACTGGAAGAAGTGGGCAGCAGGTTTAGGTTTAGGTCTTGCTGCTGGTGGTTCAGCCATGGGTACATTCACTGCACCGATGGCTCCTTACTTTGCCGCTGGTGCAGCCGGTGCGTTAGGTTTAGGAATTTATAGCGGTATTGGTCATAGAGCCTTGAAGGAAGGCAAAGAAATGGGTGGTGAAGAGTTCTGGAGGAACATTCAATATTACCACCGAATGAATAATAGAGAAGAAATGGATAGACTCTTCAAGTCAAGATACCCTGACTATGAAAGTGGTGATGATGATATGTTCTATCTTCACGATGATGAAAAGAATAATAGATTAGACAAGGGTGGAAGTTTCCCTGGAGTAGACTATAAAGGTTCGGCTGTTATGCAGTATAATACAATTTATACTGATGATGTTTCTAATACAGTCTTTGCATCACTACAGGATGCTGCTTCGGTCTATAATGCCCGTACAGGAGAAATTGTTTAATGGTAAGACGAAATCCTTACAGTCAAAATCAAAGGACTCAGGATGGTACGCAGTCAAATCAAAATGCTTGGTTTGACTTCCAACCTTTATCCCTTACTGAAATATTACCCGAGGCGCAAGTAACTAGTACTAACGCACCGGGTGATCCTACTGTAAATCCAACTACTGACCGTCCACTGCCGGAAGTTCCGGTGGCTCCGATGTCTATGCCGTCAGCCTCCACTCGCTCAAAGCCTTGGGATTTAGGTGAGGCGGATGGTGAGACTTTCAACCGTAGTTTACGTATGATCCCCCCAGGTGATCCTTTCGAGGATTATCGGGTTCCACCAGCTAATCCATCACCTCCGCCACCTGATCCAACAAAGCCAGAGGCGGAATATGAAAGAGAGAAGGTAGTGAAGGAGGAGAAGACTACTCCACCACTTTTACCTATTGTATTTCAGGCGGATGTGATTGCTAGTGAGAGTTACAATTTTCGTGCAAGTACTTCAAAGTATCCTTCGGATAGACTCGGTAAGATTTCCGATCATCACTTTCCTGAAGCTTTTTCTTTGAGTATAAGTGCATTACATTCAAATACTGTATTTGCTTACTCTGATACTTTAGAGAATTTAATAAATAGCAAGTTAATACAATCTGCTGAAATGTTTGAGAAAATGTTCAAAGGTGATGATGCTGCCGATAATAATAGAATAGAAAGTCGTACAGATAGAGTATTTACCTTACTGATGAATTGGTGGAAAACCGGACGACCTTTAATGTTGAAGACTTCCTATGCTCCTTACGGTTTTAGAGATCCTGATGGAGAGATTACCCCTTTCACAATAGAGTCTTTAACACTGCCGAAAAATAAAAACATGGGTGATGCCATGTCTATAAATATGGTAGTTAGAGAAATGCGCACCGTAGTTTTACCAGTTACTACCACTGTTAGTTATGATGCTGCACCTCCTGCACCGATTGAGGATAGTGAGCAGTCTAATGATGGCACGGAAGGTGACAAAGAGGATGAAGATCCGCCGAAAGAGTGTGAGTTACTTTTAGGCTATGATGAGACTAACCAGCCCTTTTACTATTACTCAGCGGAGCAGAGAGATAAGACTGGCTGTACTAAGATAAAAAGTAGTCCTACTGGCGATTCTTATGACTTTGTAACTAAAGCTGAACTCAAAAGGATGAGTAAGAAGAATAATATACCATGAGTAAGAGAAATAATATACCGGAGTAGCTATGGCTAGATCGAATTATACATTTATATTGCCAGTGCAAAACGATCAGACTGGTAACAGTTTCAGGTTTGTTACAAATTTAGATGAGTCAGACTATACTTATCAGTTTGATTATAACTTTCGTATCGACACTTGGTTTATGACGATTACTGATGCTACTGGTGCGTTTGTTTTACAACAGATTCCAATGTTATTAGGCAATAGAAAGACAATAAACAAGTTTGCATACCGAGAGTTACTGCCCGATGGTGACTTGCAAATTTATGATCGTAATGGGGATCAGCTTGATCCAGGTCTTTCAAATTTCGGTGTTGAAAAGACTTTGATATATTTAAGTAGGGTTTATCATGAGTAGGAAACAAACTCCTGTATCAACGGAACGTGGTTATGTAAATGCAAGTAAGACTCAAGATAGAGCTTATATGCGCTGCTACCGTTTAGAAATTGCAGATCCGTTTAATCCGAACTTAAATTTTAACAGCGGACTTTCAGTGTTATCCCGTGCTGCTGAGGGTAAGAAACCTTTTTCAGCAGCAGGTTTCACTGATATCCCTGGTAGTCATGCGGAAGTTTTAGTGTTGGAGCAGACTGTTGAAAAGATAGGATTGGCAATAGACTTCACAATAATGAAGAAGGCTAAGTGGCAAAACGAAAACGATAGTAATAACATGAAGCTCACAATCTATAATCTAAGTGAGCAGAATTATGAGCGTTTCAAGTTAGGTAGTGTAGTTACCTTCAAGGCTGGTTATAATGACAAAATTGGTTTAATCTTTGCAGGTACAATAACCAGTGCCGACCGAATGTATAACGGTTCGGAGAGTAAGACTATTTTACAAATGAAAGAGGATCGCTACCGTAACTTAGCAACTTGGCAGGCTATTAGGTTTGAGGCTAGAAAGGGTGAGAGTCTTTCTAACTTGGTGAAGAGATTGTGTAGTGCGATTACTACAGTAGTTCCTAACCTATTTGACTCTGACACTAGTCAAGTTCCTGACGTAAAATTACTAAGGGATAGAGTTTTTGTGGGTGATCCTTTCAAGGCATTAACGGAGTTAATAACCCCTTACCAGATGTATTACTCTACAAATAATGGGATTATTGTATTTCATCAGAGACTAGGTAATTATAATTATCGTTCAACTTTACTTACTCCCGAGACTGGTTTAGTAGGTATTCCATCACGTTCGATTATAAAAAGTAAAATAGACAACGATCCTGAAAAGAAAGATAATGAGATTGCATGGAGTATAACTAGTGTTATGAATTATAACTTTGCAATCGGTGATCGAGTATCTTTTCAGTTGAGTAGTCCGCAGTATGTGACTTCAGCATATACTGACCGAGAGCCTGGTAAGAAGACTACCCAGGTTGGTCGTGGAGCAGTGAATAAAGCTAAGGTGAAGAAGATAGATAATCTAAAAATTGACCAGATTGTTTATAAGGGTAACTCTATGAATAGTAGGTTTGAAGTGAAGTTACTAGCTTTAGACACTCCACTTCCTCAAGAGGAGAAACCTACCAATCCTTTATGGTTAGATGATTGGGATCTTAAGCAAGTGATTGGACCAAGTCCTTCACAAACGGAGCAGGGTAATTAATGGAAACTAGAGAAGATTCTAAGTATTCGCTTGCTGATGTAATAGACATGGGTGTGCGAGATAAGTTAGTTCAAATGTATATAACTCTACCAGCAACGGTAGTTAGTTACGATAAAAACACTCAGACTATCGAAGCTAAAATTTCCATTGAGCGCACAATCTCTGGCGGTATGGTGAAATATCCCAACTTAAGGGATGTTCCGGTCAAGTTACCTCGTAATTCTAAAGGCGGACTTTCATTTTTCCTTTATGAGGGTGATGAAGTGACTCTACAGTTTATTCAAAGATCAACAGGTAATTGGCGAACAAAAGGTCCAGGCTTTCCGCCGGACTTTGCATCAATGTTTGATATTAACGATGCGATCGCAATTCCTTGCCTACATCCGGTGGAAGTACCTTACGAACAAAGGGAAGCTACCGAAGTGATGGGTGATAAAGTATTCGTTGATGCGGTGGAATCTGCACAAGTAACTGCACCAAAGATCTTCCTTGGCGATAAGGAGGGTACAACTGTTAAGACTAGCGGTTTATCTGCCGGCGGAGTTTCAGGTGTTACTCCAGATGTTATTTCAATACTTGAAGGACTAGTGGCTGCACTTACAATTCCTTGGCAGACTCCAACTGGACCTGCTACTCCAGTGCCAGGTGTGGTTACAGACTTGGGGAATATTAAGGTACTGCTTGGCCAATTAAAGGGGACAGCAGAATGAGTTTCGGTAGCGAAAAGGATTGGGGTGACAATTTTGGTCCCAGTATGCCTCCGGTGATAGATAACACTCAGTGGCCAAAGAGTCTTACCAATTTCTTAAGTAATCAGTTAAGTGGTATTAGTTTGGAAAATGATGCTGGTGGTACATTTACCTTTTTCGCACAGGCAATGGAGACTGGCTTACTGTCTGATCCAAGTATTGTGGGTATTTTCAAAGGGGTTACTGCCTATATTGGTACTTCCACGGTGATAGTTCCTAAAGATACTCAGCTTGGTGGGCTTGTTGGTCCTCCTCCGGTTAATGCTGGTATATTGGGAAGTCCCGGAGCAGGGGTGTTAGATCCTACTTCAGTAGTGGATGCTTTGGCTAAACTTGGTACTTTGGAGCCAGCGGTAGAGCCAAATGAGGAGTTCCCTGACGGTCTACCTGAGCGAGTGGAAGGTGGTTTAGCTGATGCTGCGCCAACGAACGATGCTACCCAGAGTGCGTTTCCAAAGTTAATGCAGCAATGTTTTTCAGAGTTACGTTATGTTTGTACCGGAGTAGATGCCAGTGGTAATCCGATCGGTGGAATTTTAGGAGTGGAATAGATGGATTTGTATTACGACGATGATACCGAGGATATAGTAATTAGGGGTGGTGATTTAGCACTATCAAGTGATGATGGAGTAAGAGAGGCTGCGATTCAGGATATAAAAAGTCATCTAGGATTATTCGAAGGTGAATACTATAAGGATAATACTGTGGCTCCCAGGTTTGGTATCCCTTGGTTTGACTACCTTGGTGTTAAGGGGATGACTAGAACTTCTTTGAACACTATGTTAGTTGATGCTATATTAAAATGTAATGTAGTATCTAGCGTAGAATCCCTAGAATCGAGTATCGACAGAGCTACTCGCAAAGCCACCGTGACTGTAAAAATAATACTAAAGTCCGGCGAGCTACTGGAGGATTCTATTACCATAAAAGCTTAAGAGGACAATATGGCAGGACTTACCGACCAGGGTTTCACACCGAAGACCGATGAAGAAATATCTAAAGATATTGGCGACAGATTAAAGGCTTATTTCGGAGATGATATTAACTTGGAGCCGGGGTCCCGATGGGCGACTCTGGTAGATATTTTCTCTACTGAGCTGGCCGATTGTTGGCTAGGCTTACAGGCGGATTTTAATTCCAGGTTTCGATCAACTGCAACTGGAATGAACTTAGATTTAGTGGGTACACTTACTACAACTCGTCGTCGTGCTGAGACTGCAAGTACAGTCTCTTGCTATATGGGCGGACCTAATCCAGGTGTTATACTTCCGGCTAACTTGAGAGTGCAAGTAACGGGGGGTGATAGATTATTTTATTCCGACACTTCCGCAACAATCACTGACTCTGACTACTTAGTAATCTGTGATACACTCCCGACTCGAGGTGAGATTAAATTACAATGGGGTGTTGGTGGGATCACTACTATTGCTGCAACAGATTCAGCAGCTACTATAAAGTCTTCACTAGCGACAGCATTAGCTTCCAGTGGTGTTTTGGCAGATGATATTACCGTTGCAGGTACTTTTTTTGAGAATGGCGCAATACATATTAACTTCAGTGACAATTCTCCTTTAGTGGAGCTAGTGATTACTGAAAATACACTGCTACGATTCAATAGTGAAGTAGTTGCAGAATCTTGTTACTCCACTACAAACTTAGAATCCTTCACAGGTATAAACTCTACTAGTGAAGCAATTCCTGCTCGTTCAATAACTACAGTAGCTAGTTCCGATGAAAACTTCACTCATACTATAAACTTCGAGGCAGGAGTACCTGGACTTGCTAGGGAAACAGACGGTGAGTATAGACTGAGAATGGAAAATCGTATGGGCAGACCTGGCACTGCGACAATGTTGGGTTTCTTACAGTCCCTTGAAAGGATTCCTGAAGTAAGTTCGGTAGGTATTGAGCCTAACTTAACAGATGAAATAGATGTTGCAGGCCGGCCTCCGCATAGTATTGAAGTTTATGTGGATGGTGGTAGTGATGATCTTGTTGCTCAGACTATCTATGATCTAGCTCCGCTAGGTATTCCGGTGGTAAATTCTTCAACTGCCGGCACAGCAAGTGCAAGAAAAGGTAATGTTCGTACTGAAAACGGCCAGATTATAGAATTAGAATATTCATCATCTACTGATCTGCCGATTAGAATTAAAGTAGTTGTGGGGGTTTCACCTGCCTTCCCTGGTGATGGTGTTGACCAAATTAAAACTGTTTTAACTAATGCAGTAGGTTTATTACAGATTGCAGAGATTCTAAAAGTTTACGAACTATATACTCCGCTGAGAGAGGTTGAGGGTATTCTGACTCCGGTAATTACAGTTCAAGTAGACGCTGAAGATTATAGTGCAGATAATGTAATTCCTAGAAAGTATGAAAGAATTACGGTAAATCCTTTGAATATAACAGTGGAGTACACAACGAATGGTTAAACAGTTAACAAAAATAGACCACGTACTTCGCTCCGTGGAAAAAATAACTTATCGGTACAAGAACTCACCTAAGTTAGCTGCACTGCTTTTATCTATTATCGAGGAAATTAATGTACTCGAGGATCAAATAGAGCTGATGCAAACAGAATTGTCATTATATTCTGCAACTGGAGTAAACCTACAATACTGGGCGGATATTCTAAAGGTCCCTACTGCAAGACCTGAAGATGCTGAGTATCGTTTATTGATACTTGCATACCTTCAAATGTGGTTATCGGAAGGTAACAGTACACACGTAAGGGATGCACTAAGGGATGGGCTTTCCGGTACTGATGCAAGAGTATGGAATACTGAGCCTGCTACTTTCCAGGCAGATGTTTATAATCCAGACCTCCCGACAGATGAAGTGGTACTGGAAGACTTAGTCACAAACAGTCCCATTGCAGGGGTTCGTTGTGAAGGTGTGAACTTAATACCTGCCAACTATGGCTTCCTTGCTTTTGAAAATACTCCCTACTTAACATCAGACTCTGCCAACTTTAATCCTTGGCCTGGGTTTACTTTCTCTTCTTATATTCCTGACGGATCTATTCCTACTACTGTAATTGGAGTTAACCCAGTTAAGTCTTCAATAGCAGTATTATGTGATGATAGTGAGTTTTATGATGCGATTTTAGAAACTGGCAACCAGTCTTTAATACCTTATGACTTTAAGTTTTATACTGGTTCAATACCGACATCGAATCGTATTATGTTCAAGTCTGCAAGTACAGGTAAAACTGCACAAATCAGATTCGATTTCCCACTCGATCCTACTTACTACCAAGAGTTTGAAGACAGTCTGCGTGCAACTATGAACGGAATGGGTAAGTTTATTATATATGACGGTATTGGTCAGAAGTTAACTCTTGAAAAACTAACCAACGATCCTGTCACTGGCTTAACTTCCACAACAAGAACGACCAACGGAGTAGATTATCGTCGAGTACAGTGGAACGCAATAACTGCAACGTCTAGGGCCTCCTATAGAGTCTACCTAGATGATGTTGAGATTGTAGGCGATAATGTTGCAATCGCTTCTTTATTTAATAGTTTACAAAATTATACTGTAAATGATGGGCAGCTATTCTATTACTTCAATCCTAACGGAATAACTACTGGTGAGACTCAGACTGGTACTGGCGAGCCGATAGTATTTACAGATAAAGCAGGAGTGGTTTGGTCAGTGTTAGCTGGCGCAACTGCAACAAGATCCTTCTATAAAGAAGAGTGGCAGTCTGTAGATTTAGATATTTCAGATGTTGCACCTACTGACGGGATTGTAAACGTATATTTCAACTACCCTTCAACCTTGCCAGCTAATGTTCCGTTGATTGGTTTCGTACAAAACGAAGATAATAGTATCGACTTTATAATGAAGTTAGCCGATGAGACAATAAATGATAGTTTTGTCTCGAGTCTAGCACAAGCTCAACTGTTGACTTTCAGAACTCCAAGTCTGACTAAGGTAACAATTCTAACACCAACTAGTAACTTGCAGACAATGGGTACTAACGTCAAGGAAAATGGGATTATTACAATCACTATTCCTTTACGAAATACTTTTGGCGATAGTGTTGAAGGAGTAGTTTTCTATTCCGCTAGTAATGTAGAAGATCAACTCCTAGCAGTAGTGGGTGATAATTATACTTATTCTGACGGTGCTACATTCACTGCCAATAATCCGGCAGTTACTGGCGATCCTGCAACGACTTCTGACTTTATGATGAAGTATCAACCTACCAGTGAAGTTATTACAAGTTCAGGAATACTTCGTAATAATGTAGAATCTCATGCTTATGCAATGCTTGAGACTATGGTCGGTTACAATACTAACGATAAACTTACTTTCTATGATAAAAACTCTTGGGGTTTCTTGAAGAGTAACTATCCTTTTACTACTGTTGATCCAAGACCGATAAGACCTGGAAGGTATAGTTTCTTAGATGCTATTGTTGATACAAACTCTGCCTATGTTTGGCCTGACGGTTTATCACCTAACTTCGGTGACAGGATATCTGTTTCTTGGGTTCCGGCATCACAGACTCGCACACTAAGTATTTATCTTGAGGATGGTGTGCAATCAACAACAGACTTTGTTGCGCAATTAAATACAAACTTAGTTACGAGTCTTGGTTCCCTTGCCTACTTGGATGCTTCACAGGGCAGACTTCTGGTATTGGAGCCTTTCACAATAAATACTGTACCTTTAACTACAGCAGTTAACGGTGATTGGCTTATTGTATCTATTGTAATCACAGCAAACGGTACTAATTATTTGAAGTATACTGCCGATAATACAGTAGTTACGGATTACGTAAACGGATGGCAATGGGATCTGTTGCTATATAATAACGCTCAAGAAGATGCTTGGAATACTTATAATCCTAGTGGGTTTCAGTTAGGGATAGGTACTGCAACTGGCGAGATTCGTGAGCAAGGTGAGGATACTGGTCACATCACAGAGAAGAAGTACACCACGAACTTTATAGGTGGGCAAAAGAAAGATTTAGAAATCGTAAAGTGGGCTAATAATATTACGAATGACCCCCTTAGTTCAGATCACAAACTTTATGGCTACGGGGTTAGCAATGGGCAAGGAGACTTCCCTAGTAAAGAAGCTACTAACTCGTGGAGAGATCTAGTCTATAAATGGACTGACTATCACAATCAATATATAAACGGTGTGCAAAAGAATAAAACTGACCTGCTTAAAGCTCGTATGGATAATCTACCTGCTGCTGGGATAATACATAACGCAGTGATAGATACTAACGATGAAGGTGAGTTTGATCTTTTAGGTGCTACACTCGGTGCTGGCAGTAAAGACTTTAGGATGTCAGGACAACCTGCCGGAACGCTTTCCTTATCATTAAAGAGTGTTACAACCCCTTTTGTAGATTCGGAACTAGGTAACACTGATGGTTATGCTTACTATGATGAAAACTTAAACGCTAGTTGGGATAATGACAGTAATTACACTGGTACTCTTACCGATAATATTTATATGTCAAACAGTTTTTATTTCCCGAAATACAGTTTAGGTTTTACTGATTCTCTAGGTAGGTTCGACCCTACAAAAGTCTCTGATTATGACATTAGACAAAATGTGAATGGCTATAAGATCTACCCTAACGGTAAACCGATTTATTATGATACGGATCTGTACACTGATGGTTTAACTAGTGGTAAGTTACTTTATCATCCTATCAGATCAATAGGTGGCGGTTTAGATGCATTATACTTAGCTTTTAGATTTAATGATGAGGCTGTGGCTCAAGATTGGATAGAGAAGCTTGCAGGAGCAGCTAAAGTCGCTACTATTTATATCCAAGATAAGAGTGATAATTATTACATCTTTTATGCACCTTACGATGTTACCGATGTTCCTACTTACGTAATACCATCAGTTTTTGGAGGCTTTGAAGCAGGTATTATGTTATGTAGAGGAACAGGAGGCTTTAGTAATATAGCTAATTGGGATGTAGTTGTAGATGTAGGTGGTACTCATTACGACTATGATGCTTTTTTAAATGGTGATACTGATTGGGAAGGTAATCCGATCCCACCTTTTGACCAGTATAACTCTCTAGCCGATATTCCTACCTTTAATCAGTACAATCCTGATAATGGTCAAATCACTATAGGTAGTGCTGAACTAGTTCCAACTGCACCACTTGGTCCGAATATTATCGAGGTGTATAGAAATAATAGAGATGGTGATGGGATTACTACAAAACTTCCATACTATATGGATCTCAGTAGGGAAAACTCCCTGGACTCACAAAATGGATGGGGTTATGAGATCGCTTGCTGGCAAAGGGTAGGGGATTATATTTACTATATTGCCGATGCAAACATAAGAAAAGGTTCTCCCGAGGAGCCGATACCGGATGAACTCAAGAATCTGCCACTAAAAGTAGTTAGGTGGGATATTGTAAACGACACTTACTCTACTTTATTTAGTGGTGTTTTTGATAAGACTCAAAACTCACTACTGATAGGGGATTACTACAATTACTTTAGTACTATGTGTGTTGTTGGGAATATTGTAGCCTACACTTATGAGATCTATAACTACGATCAAAGTAACTTCCCGGTTCAAATGGTCGCAATTATAAACTTGACGAACGGTACTTTAGAAACTCGTAGAGTACTTGCAATGGAGGCCGATTTCGATAATGAGGGTTTTGGTTATCAAGCTCCAGGTAGTACCTATGTAATTCCTTATGATGATATGACTGGACTAGCTGACAATAGTAACCCTAGTGATCCGGTTTCTAGGTTCACGCTTATTGTAACTGGAATGGCTAAGGGTAGACTTATGAGGACTCACTTAACTGTGAATGAAACCTCTGGTGCGATTGCAATGAATGAAATCCTCCTGGACGATTGGTTAGATAATAATCCAGTAGAGTTTGCTGAAGATTATATTAGAGATGAATATAATGATAATTTACATCAAGAGTTTAGTGGAGCTGTTTTCTACGATAATGGTAATTGGTACTTTGGACTTTATGTACCTGCTACGGTATTCAATGGAGTAGATATGACGTCTACTCCTAACTGGAATACAGACGGTCCACATATTCTACAGTATGCAAAAGCAAATGGCGGGCTTACTATTGTTCCTCAAACACAACCTAGTATACAGATTGAACAACCTGACATTCGAGATTATTCAGCTGGTACTTTAGGAGTTACAGGCTTTGCAAGATTAGCTTCTGATGATAATAAAGTTGCAATTTCCTTCTCCTCAAGGAGGAAAATGAAAACAGCAGATCCTAACGATCAACTGCAAATAGGTACTGGAGTCATGAACATCAGCGATCTTTCTATTGCAAGCTCTCGGACATTAGGTGAAATGGGAATTATATCTGTATATAATAATAACTACAACCCTGAGTATGACTACCCGGGATATGGTTCACAACCCTATAACTCTTGTGTACCTTTGACAGTATCTAATGATACTGGGTACGTAACTGTAAACACTTGCTTCTTCTGGTACGAGTTTCACGTTCCAGTCTATAGTGGAATTTATACTGACACTCAAGCTCCGTTTGAAATAGAAGCTTCTCTGACTTCTAGTATTGAAGGTATTGGTACAGTTAAAAATAACCCTGCTTTACAACCGACTAGTCAAATATTCAGATCTGGTATAAAAGCTCAACTAAGCTGGGCAGGCGGTGCTTACGAAGACTTCCCGGGAATAAGTGCAGTAAATGAAACGCTTCTACAGAGTGATGTTGTGGACTTAAAACTAACTGGATGGTTTGATCCTTTAGCAATAAAACGCACAGATATTCTAAATATCTACAATGCAGGTAATAATCCATATTTCGAGACTAGGTTTGCAAGTACTGATATTGATGGTAAGTCTGTAAAGTTTGCACTCGACTATTTATATGCAAACGTCCCTTCACAATATCACTTGAATTATAATTTCTTAGGTGGTGACTTAAGCCTACCTGCTTTTGATAATCTTGTAGTTAGTCTTGCCGGCGGTGATCCTAGTTACTTGGAAGAAAACGCTACTCTTGTAGCTAATACTCCTTACACTGTCAGTCACACCCTTGGGGAGAAGCTAGTAGTAGTTGATGTTTATACATACCCTGGTGGTGTTACGCATAATTGTGAGGTAATATTAGTGGATAATAACTCCTTAACCATAACAAGTAGTACAAATGCTACAGTTTCAATCTTTGTAAAGGCTTAATATGGCAACAAAACCTGGCGGAAATGATAATCCGATCTACCCAGAATGGGCTACAGATACTACTGGAATTGCATTAAAAACGGTAACTTCTTCCACACATAAGCTTTATGGCTGGGGAGTTACTAATGGAGTTGGTGAAGTTCCTAACTTAAATGAAGTAAACTACTGGCGATTCTCAGTTTTCGAGTGGATTCAATATTTCGATCAAGATTCCGGCGAGCGAGATACTGAAATTGATGAGGTTAACACTAGAATTGATAACCTAACTTCAGATCAAGTAAAGTACAGTTATAGTAACGAAAGTACTGGTAATGTCTTAAATACAACTTTTGACACTTTTATTGGTACTGACGGAAACGCTTCTACTATTATTACGGAAAGTTCAGGAGTTACTACTCTAAACAATGTAACGGATGTTGGCTATACTAACGAAAACTCGGCAGCAAATCCTAATGTAGATGATCTTGCTCAAAATACTGGACCTCAAACTTTCAGTGATTGGACTACGGTCAGTTCTAGTAATTATAACAGTGAGACTTACCCTAACGGTAGTAATGTTTGGGATGTTAGAAACCAGGCTACCTATGTTAGTAGTGAGACTGATGACTTTGAGGATCGCTACAAGTGGTCTTTTTCTAGGGCAGGTAATTTATTTCTAGTATGTGATTACGACAAGACCAAAGGTGTATTCGGACCATCCCGATCAGTTTATGTACAAGGTAGTTTTGGTTCTGATGTGGTTTGGACTAACCATAGAAAGTCCAAATACGGGGTATTAGGGATTGGCTATACCAGGGTTAGAGAAGTATCCGACCAGAGTTACTTTAGGATGTACCTTTTCTGGTATAATCGTAAGGAGGATAAAGTAACTTTTAAGTCCTTCGCTAGTATAGGTTCCAGATTGTTTTTTGTACAAAGTATGTGCTCAACCTTAATTACGGTTCCTCTTGATGGATATGATACAGATCCTTCGGCTGTTCGCCACGTTGTATGTCTAAGTACAATAAATGCAGGAGGAGGCAATAGAACTAACGCCGGGTTTAAGCCAGATAATTTATACGGTGGTGTTTACGGTGCTCTAAGAAGTGTAGCGTTTGATAATAATTTAAACTTTATAAGAGATATGGAAGGTGATTACCAGGATAATTACTTCAATGGCTCTAGTGGTAGTCAAAGAGAACATACAGTGTCGTCAGTTGTTTACGCTGACCACCCCGATCCTGGTAAGGCTTATGTTTATAAGTTTCAGTTTAATATGTATAACGAACAATTACCTGAAGATCCAGATGGTGATGGTATTCTATTCCCTGACGATCGTAACGGAGGTGACAAGTTTTGTTACCTTAACCTAGTTACTGGTAGATATGATTCGTCAAACAACGATATTGCTATTGATTACTCTAGTCTTTACTTCATGGTATCTGTGGGTGATCTTACTATTGATACGGACGCTGCTTCCTTCCTAAGACAAGCTGCAAGTACAAACGGATTGTATAAGTCAGGTATTACAGCAGCATACGTTCATCAAAGAAATAGTGATTACCAAGATGCTTTTATTCTACTAGGATTTACTTCATACTCTAATAACACTTTCACTACCGATCCAAAATCAATGGTAATGAAGAATTTCATGGCCATAGATTTAAATAACGGTATAGTTTCAACTATGAAGGTGGATACACTAACTCCTAATAACACTTTCACAGGTGTAAGTGATAATTACAGAGGTATTTCTTCTATTCAATTGGAAACTTATACTGATGTAAATAATTACACTTTCACGGTAGGCTATCACGATCAAGAGGGTAGTACAGATTCTTTAGCAAATCCAAAGCTAATTGAAAAGTGGCAGTGTGTTAGTGGCACTATCTCTAGGGTAGCTGATGAATATGTAAGTTGGAACGACCTGACTAATAATCAACAAGATTACAACTTAGGCTGGAATATGGGAGAGTATAAAGTAACCCATGCCAGTGGAGAGAACACTTGGAATATAAACTTAGGTCAGCGTGTTTATCTTGATACTCAGTTCTATAAGCCTGGCTACTTTTGTTATGTAAGGTCGAATCAAGCTTTCAGTTATGTTACTGGAGCACCAGGTAGTAACCCAGGGTGGGCAGGTACTACTCGAGGCGGTTACGTTTATGCAATAAGCGGAGGCACTGAGCCTTTATTTACTCAATCAGACTATTACTCTGACATTGAAGTGTTAAAGACTGACACTGAAGGTACTGATGTATTCGCAGGTAATCTGCCACTTATAGATTATGTTCCTCCCGAGGATCAAATCGAGTATGGTTATATTCTCAGTAAGTTTTATCCTAAAGCTAATTACCCAAGTGGGATAACTTCTACCTGGCAGACAATTTCATTTAAACAATACGATGCTTTTGTAACTGGTATTGAGAATGTACAGGCTGCGCTTGATGATTTATATTCTGAGTTAAATGTAATCTCTGGCTATGAAGCTTTCGGAGGTACTACAGTAAGTACGGTTTTCAATAACTATGTACTCAGTCTAGTAACTCCAAAAAGATACACAGACTCGGGGGTTTCTTTAACTTCAGGTGTAGCTACAACAATCACACACAATCTGGACCAACAGGTAGTACAGATTGCGGTATATGATGAAAGTAACGACCAAAAAGTAGATGTAGATGTGACTCTAGTAGATGCTAACAGTTTAACAATTACTGCTTCATCTACAATGACAGTTTCAGTGGTGGTGTTACGATGAGTTTAAATTCAATTCGATTTAATAGAGCAAGAATAACGGACTATTTTGTAGACGAGCCTATGGTTTCTAACTTTAATGGTCCAGAAGTGGTTATTGACCAGAGAATTGCTTGCTTAAGTTTCCAAGGAGTAGTTACAAGTGGTGTTCCTAAAGGTACATTGAAAGCTCAACTATCTATTATTGATGGAGTGTGGACAGATCTTGCTGGTTGTGCTCCTATAAAAATAGACCTTTCGGAGCACCAGGATTTTTTAATGATAATTCCAGACCAGACTGCCTATGCCGGGAAACTTAGGTTATCCTGGACACCTGAATTTGGCAGTAATGGTACTTTAACGGTAGCACAAAGAGTGATGCTCCCATAGGATACACAATGTCAACAACAACAATATTTGATCCAAAAATCACCTGCAATGAATCTGAAGGTGGTGGCGGTGCTGATACTTTTATCGAGCTTCTTGATACTCCTGAAAGTTATGAAGGGGAAGCTGGTAAAGTTGTCACTGTAAACCCTTCCGGTACTGGTTTAATTTTTGAAACCAGTAGTGGTGGTGGCGGTGGTGGCGAAGGCAACAGTAATGTATTTGAAATAAATACTGGAGAAGTTTACACAGTCCAGGCAAGTCAGGAGCTTATTTCTACTGGAGTCTTTTACCTTGATGGTCAAATGAATCTAAACGGTAAGTGGGCTTTACTGGGTGAGGGTGTAGTAGACACCGGATCTTTCGGGGATATCGGTGATGACCATACACATTCAGACCTAATACAACTGGCCGAACTAAATATGGTTCCAGATGGTCAGGGTGGCTACACACAAACTATCTATCATACCCTGCAAGGTTTCCCTTTGCTTAAGTTTTTAACTCCAGGATTAAGGGAAGTAGACCCGGTCGTTAGGCATGTTAGTGTTGGGGAGTTTATTATTGAATCTAATACCCCCCTTACTGGCCGTATTTATGCCCTACATTCTACTCAAACTAGAGTACCGGTACTATTCGGTCCTTTAAATTTACAGGCCGTAGGTGGGCAATATGAACAGATCATTGAACATAGCACCAATAGTTTCCCATTCTTTAAAATTATGGATGGTTTTGGATCCGAGCTAGGCTTAGAGGTGCAACACCTTTCTAGGTACAGCACAAAAATAATCTCCAATGTCTTAGTGACCGGCCAGATTTATATGCTATAATGACGACAAAACTTTAATTTGCTTAAAAGGAGCGTGAAATGGCTAGTAAAAGA